CACCTGGTACGTGGTCATCGACTACGGCCGCTACGCGCCAAACGAACACATGATTTATCAACTCAACGCCCGCGATGAAATCATCGAGCAGTTCCTGGAGGACGTTCTCTAATGTTTACCAACCGTGTAAGACAGGCCATCGCGGCCACCCTGCAAGGCTTGCCGTTGTCGGCGACCGTGGAAGATTTCACCCCGCCGAAGATCGAGTTCGAAATGGAGGCGATGACCGGCGGACGCTTCATCGCCGAGGAAATGGCCAAGAGCGGCAAGCCGCTCACAGCCAAGCTGACGCTGCAAGGTGTCGGCCCGGAAATCATGCTGGCCCTAGGCGTTAGCGTGGGCGACGACATCCTGCTGAACGTGCGTGAAGCCGGCCAGGATCAGGATGGCAACACCTGGTTCACCTACCACACCGTTGGCGGCAAGCTGAAATCCCTGGAAGAGACCGCCCTCAAGATGAACGAGAAGCCCAAGACCAACCTGGAGCTCTCCTGCCGCACCTACAACCGTCTGGAAAACGGCATCCCGGTGATCGACATCGACGTGCGCACCCAGAAGTTCGTGCTCAACGGCGTCGACATCCTGGGCGATGCGCGGCGTGCGGTGTTGTTGCCGTAGGCAGAATCCGTCAGCTGAACGCAGCCCCCCTGTGGGAGCGAGCCTGCTCGCGATGGCGACGGTCCATCGAGCATCAACGTGCCTGACACACCGCCATCGCGAGCAGGCTCGCTCCCACAGGTTGTCCCCATGATTACCAAGGAATTCATCTCATGCCCTGGACGCCTCCCATCCACGTCCTGTTGTCGCCAATCACCGCCGACGACGGATCGCAGATCGACCAATTGCAACTCAAACCCCTGTTCTACGCCGCGCAGAAAGAAGCCCTGGCGCGGGCCGGTGATGACGAAGACGAGCAGTTTTTCGAACTCGCCAGGCTGGCCACCGGCCTGTCGGTCAAGGAGCTGGACCAGCTCAAGCGCCCCGACTACGTGAGCATCGCCCAGTACGTGCACGAAATGTCGACCCGCCCGACGTCGCACTTCCTGGACGCCCCACAGGCAGACCCCGACCAGGTGCAACTGCTGCAAGCGATCAACGTGGCAGGCCGTAGCGTGACGTCCCTGACCCTGGAAATGCCAGTGCTGCGGGCCACCAAGGCGATGAAGAAACTGAAGACGGCCAAGGAACGCGCCGAATTCATCACCGCCCATTGCACGGGCTTGATGATCCCCGATCTCGACCTGTTGAGCGTGCCCGACTGGACCCAGTTGCAGGTGCGCATCGACGATTTTTTAAACAAACCGGCGGACTTCTTTCGGAACGCGACATCGAAGTGATCCTCGATGTGGTGCCGCTCATTTACCCGGTAAGTGAGGCGGAAATCCTGGAGTGGGACGCCGGCAAGGCATTGCGCCGCTACGACATCGCGATCAGTCGCCTTGGCGTGAAACAGGAGTAGAGCCGATGGCAGACAGTAAATATTCGCTGTCCTTTGCGGCGAGCGTCGATATGCCGACACTCGGCGGTGGGTCTGAAGCGTCGGGGCTGAATCTGGCGCTGAGCACGGCCAGCCTCGAGATCCGACTGCTGGTGTCGGAGCAAATGAAACTGCGCGAGACGCTGGCTGCGCTCAATACCACGCTCTTGGCGCAACAGTCGTTACTCAAGGCGAATGCAGGGGCGCCAGCGGCAAGTGCGGAGCCGAAGTCCAAGCTCAAGGCCGAGGTCGATCAGTTGGCGCCTCCTGACGTTTTGAAGCCTGCGATGGCGATGCAGGCGGCCATGGTCGACCTGAACCTGAAGTTGCAGCTGCCGCCGGAACAACTGCAGGTGATGTCCAACGACAACCAGAAGATCGCCGCTGAAAAGCAAACCGCCTCCAGCGGGGCGACTGCTGTGCAATTGGCGCAGATCCAGCTGGCGGCGGTCAACGCGGGGCTGGTCAAGGACGTCAAACCCGAAGACCGCCAGCAAGTGCTGACGGATTTCGCTCGCGACAGTGCGGTGATGGCGTCGGCCTACAAGATCGACCTCAAGGACGCCGGTGCGCTCATGGCCGGCTTGCGCACTTCCTTGAACCTGGATCGAGGCAGAAGTCTCGAGTTGGGCAACGCGGCCAACCGCCTGGGCGCCAGCGTCAGCCTGAAGGCCTCGGCGGCGGACATCGGTTCGGTTGCCCAACGCGGTGGCGAGACCGGCATCGCGGCGGGCATGACGCCTGAGCAGATAGCCGCCATCGCGGCCGCGCTGTTGAGTGCCTCTGTCGGCAAGGACGAAGCGGGCGCCTCGCTGAAGACCCTGGGCGCCGCGATGGGCAAGGGCGACAAGGTCACACCAGAACAGCGAACGGCCTGGGCTCAACTGGACATCGAACCGGGGGCGCTCGCCAGTAGGCTGCGCACGGACGCATCGGGTGCGATCAAGGATGTGCTAGCGGCGCTGCAGAGCAAGCCTGCCGAGCAGCAGAGCCTGTTGCTCAAGACCCTGTTCGAAGGCGACGAGGGCATTGGCAAGTTGCTCAAGACGCCCCAGGACTTGAAAACTGCGTTCACCGTGGCGTCCGATAAGGGTGACGGTGACAAAGGGGCGATGGCTCAAACTGCCGACCTCCGGGGGAACACCTCCCAAGCACGCTGGAATGCCCTGGATGCCAGCGCGACCCGTCTCGATACCGCCATCGCCAGCGCCGTGGCGCCCATTACCGATCTGGCGATGCTTGGCGTGGACGCGCTGGCGACAGGGTTGAGTACCGCGGCCGAGTCGCTGCCGAAAGTCACTGCGGCGTTGGCCTTGTTCGGCGCGGCGCTCGCGTCACCGTTTCGCGGCGCCATTGTGGACAAAGTGGCGTCGGGCGTTGCCTCCACCCGTGAGGCACTGCTGAAACCGGACGCAGCCATCCAGCCACCGGCAAGCGATGCGCCCGGAACTCAAGCCAAGGACGGCGGGCAGAAGCAATCGGGCGCAGGAAAAGCCGAAACCGCCCGTCCTGATATGCGCAGCCGACTGGCAACCTCCGCAGCGCGAGCGAGAACCTTTACCGGCAGGCTGGGCGCGCCTCTGGTACTGGCCAGCGCCGGCTACGACGGCATCAAGGCCCTGCAATCCGGTGATTACAAGGCGGCTTCTGAGGCAGCCGGAGCTGGTCTTGGCGGGCTGGCGGGCGGTTATGCCGGTGCTGCCACCGGCGCGCTGCTCGGCAGTTTCGTTCCGGTGATTGGCCCCGCGATCGGTGCATTGGTCGGCGGTGCGCTGGGCTCCTATTTCGGCAGCCAGGGCGGCGAATCCCTGGGTGAGGCTATCTACACCGGGGCTGATCGTCTCAAGTCGCCGGACCAGGTCAGCAAAGACCTGACCAGCACCCAGACCAGCACCCAACAAAACACCATGACCGCGAACATCTACATCAACGGCCAGGACCAGGCCAGTGCCAGTCAACTGGCGAACCTGGTCGTGCAGCAGATCGCGGGCCAATTCGGACTGACCACCACGCCCAACTCACTGGCGATGCGCAGTGATGCGGCCCTGACCGACGGAGGTACGTGATGCGCCAACAAATGGCCCTCGGCAGTTTCATTTTCGGACTGTCCAGGAATTTCGCTTACCACAGCCTGATACGTACTTCGGACGGCGGCTGGAAGAGCATCGATATTCTCACCAGCAAGCCCAAGTCCAGCCAAGTCGGCCAAGGCCTGCAAGAACTGAAAATCACAGGTAAATCCATGTACGCGACGGCCATGGATCGCCTCGATGAATTGCGAGCCTTGCAGGCCCAGCGTGTGCCGTTGCCGTTGGTGGATGGCATCGGTCGCAACTGGGGCCTGTGGCAGATCAACAAGGTGACCGAGACCCAGACCGATGTCATTGATGACGGCACTGCGATGGTGGTCGGCTGGGTGATTGATTTGACGGAGTTCGCCAATGCGTAGGGTTCGAAGCATCGCCGGTGATTCGGTGAATCTGTTGCTGTATCGCGAGCTCGAGCGCTGTGACGATGCCGCTGAGGAGGCGCTTTGGCGCCTCAACCCGCAGCTGGCCGAATGGGGGCCGGTGCTGCCGGCGGGCGTGTGGGTGGTCCTGCCGGAAGTGGAACTCAAGCCCGTCGCACCCAACCCCGTTTCAGCCTGGGATTAAGGAGGCCATATGTCTTTGGGTTTCACGCCGGCGGTGGAAATCTATGGCGCCAACGCGGCGCTGATCAACCAACGTTTGCTCAGTTGGACACACGTTGACGCGGCGGGCATCGAGTCCGATCAGCTGACGCTGGTCATCAACCTGGAAGGGCTGGAAGGCCTGCCCAGCCTGGAAGGCAAGATCGGCCTGCGGATCGGCTACCTGGAATCGGGGTTGGTGGATAAAGGCCAGTTCGTCATCACCCGGCGCACGCCATCGTTGTTTCCGTTGACGCTCACGCTGGTCGCCATGGCGGCGCCATTCAGTGCGTCAGACCAGACTGGATTCAAACAGCGCCGATCCGTCAGCCACGGTCCGACAACCCTGGGAGCACTGTTTCGTGAGTTGACCTCCAGGCACGGGTTCTCCCCGCGCGTTGCGCCAGAGTTGTCGTTGATCAAAATCGAGCACATCGACCAGTCCAACGAAACCGACATGGGTTTCCTGACGCGGCTCGCTCATCGCTACGACGCCGTCGCCAAGCCGATCAACGAGTTGTACGTGCTGGCCCGGCGTGGTCAGGCGAAGTCGTTGTCGGGCAAGGTCCTGCCAGAGATCAAACTCTCGGTGACCACCAACAATCGTCCGGGCGACGCTGCTTTCATCTCGGCCAAGTTCGATGAAACCGCCCGGGCCAAATACCAGGGCTGCAAGACCGCGTGGTGGGATGCGGCGAGCGGTACGTTGCGCATCGAAGAGAGCGGCATCGCGCCGTTCAAGACCCTGCGCCAGCGCTTCCAGAGCGCCGACGATGCCCGCGCCGCTGGCGAAGGCGAAGTGCGCCGGATGCTGCGCGAATCCCTCAAGGTGAACATCGAATGCCCCGGCAACCCTGGCCTGTCCGCTGAAGGCATCGTACTGCTGGACCCCAGTTGGCCGGACTTCATGCGCGGCCGCTGGTCCATCGACAAAGTCACCGCCAGTGGCGGACGGGCCACCAGCTATCGCAGCACGATCCACGCCACTTGCCTGGATGCCAGAGCATAACCCCAAACGACCCGGAACCCGTGGCGAGGGAGCTTGCTCCCGCTCGACTGCGCAGCAGTCGCATCACCGCTCAGTGTGGTCTGCCTGAAGCAAAGCAGGGGCCTGCTTCGCAGGCCAGCGGGAGCAAGCTCCCTCGCCACAATTGACCTGCATCGACTCAAGAATCGGGAGCAACACAGATTTCCTGTGGGAGCGGGCTTGCTCGCGAAGAGGCCCGCAACTTCAACATCAAAGTTGCCTGATCCACCGCTTTCGTCGGATCGCCGCCCGGAGCAAGCCCGCTCCCACAGGGCATTCCTTGCACATTCAAACAATGCTGGACCCCCCTTATGAAGATAACCCCGATCCTCACGCAGCTGCGTGAGCAATGCCCTGCGCTCGCCAGTCGCGTGGTCGCAGGCTTCGACCTCGCCACGCTGCAGGCTGGCGCTCCGATGCAAACCCCCTGCGCCTATGTGCTGCCGATGGCCGACGTGGCAAGCAGGAACGCGGCGCAGAACGTCACGTTGCAAACGGTACGTGACCGCTTCGACACCGTGCTGGTGCTTGATGCCAGCGACGCGACAACCGCGCTGGATCTGTTGCACGACCTGCGGGCCGAGTTGTGGCGGGGGCTGGTCGGGTTCAGGCCGGGTGACGACTACACCGGCATTGAGTACGACGGCAGCGAGCTGATTTTTTCCAGCGACAGCAACCGCGTGTTGTACCGGCTGCGCTTTTTCGCCGAGTTCCAACTGGGCCGCAATCTGGCGAGCCAGCCTGCGGAAAGTTGGCACGAGCGTGAACTGGACGGTTTGTCGTCCTTTACCGGGGTCACCGTGCGGGTCGATGCCATCGATCCGGCGGACCCCAACCTGAAACGTCCAGGCCCCGACGGGCGCCTGGAAATGACTTTTTCTGGAGACGTAACCCCATGAGCAAACGCATCACCGTGCGGCCGGCCCCGGGCCGTGTCGTACCGGACCCGGAGGCGGGCGACCTGTTGCCCGTCGAGGGCCGCGAAGTGCCGGACAGCGCCTGGTGGCGTCGGCGTCTGGCCGATGGCGATATCACTACCCCCGCCGTGAAGCCGGCAAAATCACAAGGAGCCAAATAATGGCGATCGGATTCAGCAACATTCCCGCGGACATTCGTGTTCCGCTGTTCTACGCCGAGATGGACAACTCGGCGGCCAATAGCGCGTCGTCGGCCATGCGCCGGTTGATCGTCGCCCAGGTCAACGACAACGTGGCCCCGGCCGATGTCGGCAAGCTGGTGCTGGTGTCCAGCGTGGCGTTGGCCAAGAACATCGGCGGCCAGGGCTCGATGCTGGCGGCCATGTACGAAGCCTGGCGCAAGACGGACCCGCTCGGCGAAATCTGGTGCCTGCCGTTGCACAACGTCGAGGGCGCCATTGCCCAGGGCGTGCTGACGCTGACTGGTGCCGCCACCGAAGGTGGTGTGCTCAACCTGTACGTGGGCGGCGTGCGTGTACAAGCGGCCATCGTCAACGGTGCGACAGCGGCCCAGGCCGCGACCGCACTGGCCCTGAAAATCAACGCCAGCGCTGACTTGCCGGTGACCGCCGCGACCGCCGAAGGCGTCGTGACCCTGAGCGCCAAATGGACCGGCGCCAGCGGCAACGACATCAGCCTGCAATTCAATCGCCTGGGCAAGAGCAATGGCGAAGAGACCCCGGCGGGCCTTGCCACCGCGATCACCCCGATGACCGGCGGTGCCGGCGTACCGGACCAGACCGCCGCCGTCGCGGCCCTGGGCGACGAGCCTTTCGAGTTCATCGCCATGCCCTGGTCGGATGTATCGAGCCTCAACACCTGGCAAGCGGTCATGGACGACAGCACCGGCCGCTGGTCCTGGGCCAAGCAGTTGTTCGGCCATGTCTACAGCGCCAAACGCGGCACCATCGGCACCCTGGTGGCGGCCGGTCAGGCGCGTAACGACCAGCACATGACCATCCAGGCCCTGGAACCGGGCGTACCGCAACCGTTCTGGGTCCAGGCCGCCGCGTTGGCTGCGCGTACTGCGGTGTTCATCTCGGCCGACGCCAGCCGTCCGACCCAGAGTGGCAGCCTGCCAGGCCTGGACCCGGCCCCGGCCAGCGAACGCTTCACCCTGACCGAGCGTCAGTCGCTGCTCAACTACGGCATCGCGACCGCTTATTACGAAGGCGGGTATGTGCGCATCCAGCGCTCCATCACTACTTATCAGAGGAATGCGTTCGGCCAGGCTGACAATTCCTACCTGGACAGCGAAACCATGCACCAGTCGGCGTTCATCGTGCGCCGTCTGCAAAGCGTGATCACCAGCAAATATGGCCGCCACAAACTGGCTTCCGATGGCACCCGTTTCGGCGCCGGCCAGCCCATCGTCACGCCGAGCACCATTCGTGGCGAGCTGATTGCCCAGTACGCCAAGCTCGAACTGGAAGGCCACGTGGAAAACGCCGAACTGTTCGCCGAGCACCTGATTGTCGAGCGCGACAGCCAGGATCCGAGCCGGGTCAACGTGTTGTTCCCGCCGGACTACATCAACGGCCTGCGGGTGTTCGCGCTGCTCAACCAGTTCCGCCTGCAATACGACGCCGCTGCCTGACTTTGGGAGCGAGCTTGCTCCCGCTGGCTGCGCAGCAGCCCACCTTTATGAGTGCGTTGCACTCAAGCGCGAGCAAGCTCCCTCGCCACAATGATCTGCACCAATCCTGAGTGAACAGCTTTTATTCGAACGGAGAAACACCATGGGTCAACTGATTGCGGGCACCTGCTACGTCAAAGTGGACGGCGCTCAACTGACTATCAACGGCGGCTGCGAAGCGCCTCTGATGTTCACCAAACGCGAAACCGTCGTACCGGGTTTCTACAAGGAAACCGACATCGCGCCGTCCTTCAAGGTGACGGCGCTGCACACTGCGGATTTCCCGCTCAAGCAACTGGTGGCCGGTACTGATATGACCGTCACCTGTGAATTCAACAACGGCAAAGTCTACGTGCTGGCCGGCGCCTACCTGGTGGAAGAGCCGGTGTCCAAAGGCGACGACGCCACCATCGAACTGAAATTCGAAGGCATCAAGGGGACCTGGCAATGAGCGATGTCGTGACGCTGCGCGTGGCCATCGAGGCCCACGGCGAGCCGTTGCACGAACTGACCCTGCGCCGCCCGACGGTGCAGGAGGTCCGCGCGATCAAGGCGCTGCCGTACAAGATCGACAAGAGCGAGGAGGTGAGCCTGGACATGGACGTCGCGGCCAAATACATCGCGGTCTGCGCCGGCATCCCGCCGTCGTCGGTCAACCAGTTGGACCTGGCTGACCTCAACGCGTTGAGCTGGGCCGTCGCGAGTTTTTTCATGAGTGCGGCGTCGCAGCCATCGGCGATCTGATCGCAGCCGCCTATGACCTGGCCTGGTTCTGGAAGGTTGATCCCGAACAGATGATGGCCAGGCCACTGGATGTGCTCCGCGAATCCCTGGAGCACGCGCAACGGATCAATGCGATGCAGCAGGTGCAGTGATGGCAGACACACAAAAGGTAGAGAAAAAAGCGGTGCTGCTGACCGGCATCGATGAGCTGTCGCCCAAGCTCGCCGGCCTTCGGGCCAGGGTCGAGGTATTCAAGAAAAACCTCGACGCCATTGGCTTGGGCAGCCTGGACATTTCCGGGCTGCTCCCGGAGGGTGGTCTGGCCAAGCCATTCATGGAAGGGCTCAGGTCGGCGACGGCGCTCAAGGGCGAAGTCGCCGAGGTGAACGGGGTGACCAGTGCCCTGCAGGCACCTGAAGCGCCTCGGGTGGCGGCACAGAGCCTGGATGGATTGAAGACTTCCATCAGCAATGTGTCGCTGCAGTTCGGCTCGGCGCTGGGGCCGGCGGTCAACGCGGTGGCGACCGGTCTGCAACCGATGATCAACAACGTGACTCAGGTGCTACAGGACAACCCGCAACTGGTGCAGGGCCTGGCCACGGGCGCCGTGGCGTTCAGCGCGATGCAGACGGCCGTCAGCGGCGCGAGCCAGGCCTTGGAGGTGGTCAACCTGGCCATGAAGATGAACCCCATCGGCTTGATTGCCATGGGCATCGCCCTGGCGGCAGGGATGATCATCGCTTACTGGGAACCGATTTCGACGTTTTTCGCCGGGCTCTGGCAAAGGCTCGCGCCCATCGTGCTGCCGATGGCCGAGTTCTTCAGGACGATGTTCGCTTTTACGCCCATGGGACTGGTGATCAGCAACTGGGGACCGATCAGTGCGTTCTTTGGCGTGCTCTGGAATGGGCTCGTGGCGACAGCGACGCCGGTCATCGGCTTCATGCAGACGTTGTTCGCCTGGTCCCCACTGGGTTTGATCGTCAGTAACTGGGCTCCCCTGACCGGGTTGTTCTCGGCGATCTGGGATCTGCTCAAGGCATTGACGGTGCCGGTAATGGACGCGCTCCAGGGGCTGTTCAACTGGACGCCGTTGGGCCTGATCATGACCAACTGGGGAACCATCGTCGAGGTCTTCGCCGGCATCGGCGAAGGCATTCGCAATCAGGTATCACTCATGCTGGCGGTGTTCGGCAGTTTGTTCGACTGGTCGCCGCTCGAAGGCCTCGTTAAACAATGGGGCCCGGTGGGCGAGTGGTTCACCCAGTGGTGGGACGAGCTGCAGGGCGTGATTGCGCCGATCAAGGCGTTCTTCAACGGTGGCTTCGGGGAAATCATCACCACGTTCACCGGCAAGGTGCAGGGGTTGGCCGAAGCGCAGCAAAAGACCAATGCCGAAGGCAAGGGTGAACTGGCACCGGCATTTTTTGGTGGGGCCAGTGAACAGCCTGCGGGCCTGTCTTCCAGCCTTGCGCCGGCGTCCGGCAACCCGGTGGCGAAAACTGCGCTGGCGCCGGGTGCGTTGCCGCAAACCTCTAGCGCGCTGGTGCAACAAAGTGCCGCCAACAACCGAACGCAACTCGAAGGTGGCCTGACCGTGCGCTTCGAAAACGCGCCGGCCGGCTTGCGCGCCGATCCGCCACAGACCAATCAACCGGGCCTGGCGGTGAGTTCGCGCATCGGCTATCGCTCGTTATCCACAGGAGGTTCCAATGAGCTGGCGTGATCGTTTGTTGCCGGCGTCGTTTCGGGGCGTCGGGTTCTGGGTCGACCAGGCGAAAACCCCGGTCGGCCACAAGGGCCAGTTGCATGAATATCCACAACGCGACCAGCCGTTCTTCGAAGGGCTCGGCCAGCAGGCAAGGATTCATGAACTGACCGCGTTCATCGTCGGCCCCGATTGCCTGGAGCAGCGCGACAAGCTGCTCAAGGCGCTGGAACAGGGCAGCGGCGAACTGGTGCATCCATGGCTGGGACGCTTGCAGGTCAAGGTCGGTGAATGCGATATGACCCAGACCCGCCAGGACGGTGGGCTGGTGACGTTCGCTCTGAAGTTCTACCCCGATCAGCCGCTGCAATTTCCGGCGGCTGCGATCAACAGTCAGAAACTGCTGCTGGTGTCGGCCGACAGTTTCCTCGGGTCGGCCGTGCGGCGCTTCGAAGACGCCATGACCCTGGTCAAGGCCGCCCGGATCGGCATCGCTGACCTGCGTAACAGCCTCAAGGATGTCTACGGGGTGATCGAGCAGGAGCTCAAGCCGTTGATCGAGACGTATCGGCAACTCAGCGATCTGGTCAAGGCGGTAAAGGAACTGCCCAAGGAAGTGGCGGCCGAGTTCAAGGGTTTGCTGGGTGACATCCGCGAACTAAAGGATTTTGCCCGTGACGGCTATCGCGGCGTGATTGCCGGCGTATCGCAACAGGTCGAAGCCATTCGCAAGGCGGACGCGCCCAAGCTCACCACCGGCAAGGACACCACGGCGGCGGCCCAGGCTGTGGCCGATCTGGTTCAGGACACCCTGTTGGTGCAGGCCGCGCAATGGATCGCGGCGATGCCGGTGGCGGCTCCGGCAGTCAAGTTGACTGCCACCCCATCGGTGGCGCAACAGGCCGTGCAGCCGGTCCAGCGCCGGGACGTGCCGGTGGCCGATGATGTCCTGGCGTTGCGCGATGCGCTCAACGAGGCCATCTGGCAGGCGTCGCTCAAGGCCGATCCGGAGCACTACCAGGCGATGAACAATCTGCGTCAGCACATGGCCGCGCACCTGACGGCGGTGGCGTCGTCGGGTGTCAGGCTGGTCAGCCTGTCGTTCAAGCAAAGCCTGCCGGCGCTGGTGGT